ACGCATTATTTGCTGGAAACTCTTTTTGAATTACATTTAATAATACTTTTCTATTTGCTTTTTCTCTACCTAATCCTAAAGCTATGGTTTTTAAAACTTCTGATTTGTCGTTATCAAGATAAGGTTCAATTTGATTGACCAACCTTGGAGTTTTATTTACGTCTAATTTTTTACCTAAAATATTATTTTTAATTTGTATTGGAAGTGCACCTTCATCAATAAGTTTAGTTGCATTAAATGCTTTAGAAACATTAATTAAGGGATTTTCTCCTTTTGGAGGTTTAATGAGTCCTTCTTTAGTAACATATTCATCATGAAAATTTCCAATAAGTTTTTTAGCATTAACTGTTTCGGTATTTGCTCTTTTAGAAGAAAATTTAACCATACTTCCTAAGTTTTCATCAGCAAAAGCTCCGATACCTTGATTACTAGTAACATTATCAGATAAACCAAGCTTATCTTGAAAAAGTTCTTTAATTGTTGGTTTAGTTTTAGTAATACCTAACTTATCTGTAACAAATTTTACAAATTTTGTTTTACTCATTTTTTCTTTTTAAGTTTTAAACCTTGAGAAGCAGGTCCTTTTAATGGTGGTGGGCCAAATCGCTTACCAGGAAGTTTAACCTTTTTTCGCTGGTTCATTTGATTTAGCTCTTAAAGATTGTTCTTGAAGTTTTAATTTACCTTGAGCAACTTTCATTCTTTCAGCTGCTTGTTCTTCTTGATTTTCTACTTTTAATCTTTCTATATCAAATTTTTCTTCAAGTTCCATTTCTTTACGATCCATATCTTGTTGAGCTTCTTGTGCTCTTCTTTGAATGTCCATAGCTTTAAGATCTAACTCTCTTTGTTTTAATGCAACTAATGGATCTTGTTGTTGTGAACCACCTTCTGCTTGAACTAGTTGTGCTGTGAGTTCTGCAATTCTTTTTGCAATCATTGAATTAAATTGTATTTCAAATCCTGCTGGATCCTCTTGAGACATAGCTACCATTTCTTCAGATTCGGCTATCATTGCACCAACTTCCCCTTGTGCTTTAAAAGAAATGTGATCAGATATGTGTCCTTGTAATAAAGCGTACACCATAGGATTAATTTGTATCATTCTGCTTTGAATAAATGCTCCATGAGCCGAAATATGTGCATCATGGTCTTGATCTGGGAATACTTGAAGCATTTCCATCTTTAAAGATCGTGCATTTTCTACTGCAGGGTCTTGAGGAACTGGTTGTTGAGGTGGTGGCATTAATAAATCTATTTCTCTTGTGCCAATTGCTTCATAAACACGTCTGTATGCTTCTCTTAAGTCGTGCATTTGTGGATTTGACTGTGCAATTTGTAATTGTGTCTGCGCAAGTGTAAATCTTTGAGCCATTGAAAAAATATTAGGATCTGCAACTGGTATAACATCAACTTTGTCATCAAAATCTTCTACTTTTACCATTCGATCTGCTCCTGTAACTGCGTATGGGTACACTGGAGGTAGATAAGTTGCAAAAACATCTGCTAAAAGATTAAATTCTTGCTTCATTGTGTAATAAATTCGTTTGTGAATAGCTGACATGACCCTTGAACCACGCTCTAAGAGTGCAATTGTCGTTCCAACAGCCCTATTTGCAGTATCTTCACCTAATTGCATGTCTGCAATTGATGCAAAACGTTGTCCAGCTTGAACACAAAAGCCTAAAAGTTGAAATAAAGTTGGACTTGGCTCTTTAAAAGGTAAAAGTTGGAACTGATCTTTAATATTTCCGCCTGGTGCATCTACATCTCTGAATTCACCGGGTTGAAAAGGTTGATCATCATCACGAATTCTTATGCCTCGTGACTTAAATCCTGCTGGTAAGTTAGCTAAAGTACCTGCATCAAGCAATTGTCTTAATGCAGAAGTGGCTGTTCGTGATAATCCACCTATCATGTGGATTAAACCAAAGCCATAAAACCCTAAACCTGGTAAAAATTTGTAATGAACAAAATATTCTGTTCTTTTCATTAGCTCATCTTCTGGATCGTAATTACGATAAATAGATAAAATCTCTTGAGAGCCTTCATCAATAGTTACAACATACGGAATTTTAATATTTTTATTCTTTTTAGTAGTATCTGGATTTTTTTCATATTCTTCTAAATCTAAATCAACATGCATTTCTAATATGTTATGTTGAAACTCTGTATCTCCTGCAGGTTTTACACCCTCAATCTCGTCTAACTTTTGTTTTAAATTACTTTCTTCTGGTCTTTTAACAGATAGTTCTACATCTCTATAAAATCCTGCTTTTTGTTTTTTAAGAACTTCATTCTCACTCATTTTAATAATGTGAGTAATTCTTTCACAATCTTTTAAATCAGTTGCATAATATGGAACTACCAAGTCTTGCGCGGGCACGAACTTAGCAACTGCTCTTTGCATTATTTCATCATAATAAATTTTTTTAAATGTAGATCCTGATATTGGTAAATAAAATAACAATTGATCGAACTCAGGAGTGTATTCTTGCATTTGATCCATCAACATGTAGTTCATAAAATCCTCAACTCTTTGTGCTTGTTCTACAGTCTCACGAGTTGCGGCACCAATTACTTGTGTTCGCACTGGTCCTTCAGGTGGTAATAATTCTTTGTAAGCTTGTGCTTGAAATTGTGTAACGGACTCTGCTAATAGTGGATGGGTTACACCAGAAGCACCTTGAAATGGTCTAGTTTGATCTGTGTATTTAAAACCTAATAAATCTAGACCTTGTGTATAAGTTTGTTCCCAATCTTGTCTTGAAACTTTATCTTTTCTGTAATCTTGAATAAGACTTCCTGCCATACGAGACAAAACTCTCTCGTCCATATCTTCAGCTAAGTTTTTGTAGAAATCTCCTTCAGTGTCTTCTGTAGTTTCTTCTTCAACATCACCTTCGTTAGTTGGAGTTTCAATTTCTACGTCAACTTCTTTTTCTTCAAGAACTGGTTCTTGAGATTCATTGTTCTTATCAATTTCAGCCATTAATAAAGTTTTGTAGGTTTAGTTCTTCCTAGTTTTGTTTTTGCAAGAACCATTGTACCTTTTGAAGCTTTTATAAATTTACCTTCTTTAGCCATTGGTCCAAAATTACTTGTGTCTTCTGTGCCTTTAAATCTACCAAAAAGATTTCTGATTTTACCAAACATTCCTGTGGGTGCTGCATCATCAGACATTTCAAATGGTTTTGATCTTGTAATTGCTAAACCTTTTTGAATAGCTGCATCTTGTCTTGCCATTCTTGCCATTGCTGCATCATCAGACATTCCAAATGGTTTTGATCTTGTAACTTCTAAACCTTTTTCAATGGCTGCGTTTTCTTTACCAGCACCTAACATTTTTGAGGCTGCATATGCTGTTCCAAGAAGTGCTGCTGCTTTTCCTATTCTTTTTAAGTTTTTACTCGCCATGATTTACTCCTTTGTTATAACAAAGACTATAATATCATGCAAATATATTAACGACTAGACCGCCTTCTTTTTTATAAAGTTTAAAAGGCGTACCTTTCATTGTTTCTGTGACTTTTATACCAAAAGCAGGATAATAAAGGTTTGGATCATTAGCTTCCATTTTAACAATTTCTCCACCTTTTCCAGTGATATTTTTCCAAGCTACAGCTTCTTCTTTTGTTTTAAAAGCAGCTATATGTTGAAACCTTAATTGTTTAGGTACACCTAAAGCCGTTGCTTGCTTATCGTCAAAATTTAACTTTTCAACAACTTTAAAAGGTTTGTTTGGATCAGATAAAGATACATTAATAGTCTTAGCTTCAGAATTATATTGTCTTGCTAAATCTCTCATTCGATCAGGTATAATTGCAAATTGTTTAGGATTTGTATTTTTTATTTCTCCGGCTCTATCAGATTTTGCAGCAACACCAAGTCTTCCAGCTTTACCACTTGCATCACCATAAAATTCCCAGTCACCTAATTTTCCATAATAAGCCTTATCACCATCTCGACCTAAATTTCTCAATGCATGTAATCTTTCAACTGGATTAACAACAACCCACTCTACATTATTTTCTGCTGCAGTTTTTAATGTTTGTTTAAGCGCATGATCACCATATGAAGATCTATCAAAAAATGGTAAGTAAGGAATAGTTGAATCTCTACCATATTTTTCTTGAATTTTAGCAATATTAGAAGCGTTTATTGTTTTTTTTCTAAGCTCTTCAAAATTAGAAGACAATCTATTAAATTCAAATTTATCTTTTTCAGTTACTGCTGCACCTTTACTTGCAATCGCTTTCATTTTATCTTTTAAATTGTTTAATGCTACGTTTGCTTGATTAAACTCTTGTTCACTATTAAAAGGGTTTACAACTTTAGATCTTGTTGGATCTGCTGGAAAAGCAACTGCTTGAACATCAGATTGTATTTCATCAATAGAAAAAACTTTTTTATTGGGGTTACCTTCTAAAGATCTTAAGCCATATCTGTTATGGTAAATTTGATTACTAAAAGTTTCACCATTAACTGTTTCATAATGTTTTTGTGCAGATAGTACTCCTGGTTTTACATCTTTACCAAATGGAATTTTTTTAATATAAGCTACATCTTCATAATAATCTTCAGCACCTTGAATTCTGTAACTAAACTGTTCACCATATCTAGGAGTTAAACCTTGATTCAATTGTGTTTGTATATTTCTTGCAATAGCTCTTCCTTTATTAGCTAAAGGTGTTAAATGATCCGGTCCTATAATTATATTAGGATCTATATTTAATTCCCTTTTAATATAATCTCGTACACGACCTATTCCTATTTGAGAGCTACCTGTTTCTTTTATTGAAGTAAAATAATCTTTAGTTAATCTTTCTGGTAATAAACCATTTTCTAAAGCATTTTCAACTCTAGCTTTAACACCTTTCGATTCTGCTTTTAAATCCATCATTCCTTTTTGAAGACTTGTTATTAAATTTTGAGTTCTTGATTGTTCCTTTGCAGGAAGTCCTGCATAATACTCATCAAGTTTTTTTGATATATCATCATAAAGTCTTAATTCTGTACTTACATATTCATCAACATCTGCTTTTATTTTATCTGGGTTTTGATATTTAAATCTTTTAATAACAGTATTAACGCCTGGTGATTTCTCAACCATCTGCATTAAATCTAGTTTTGAAACGGGTAAATTGTTTTCTTTCGCTAATCTTAAAAACCCACCAACAATTT